AGCCCTTTTGGCAGAGTATTACAGCGCATAGAAACCTATGACAATACTAAATATATTACAAGTGCTAACTTAGCTGCGACGGCTGGCCTACCAACATATGCTACTACTGGTCTATTGCCACTAACAGGATTGGCTACATCATTTACTCCATTATCAGCAACATCAACATTAATGATTGAAATTACTGTTCCTATGCACTTTGCAGCTGTTAATAATACGGCAGGATTGTTTCTTTTTGATACAGGAACAACAGGGTCATCAAATGCAATTGTTGCAACTGCTGCAGCTGGTAATTCTGCTTCTACATCAATGCAAACTGTTACTCTTAAATATAAATATGCTCCTGGTGCTACTACAGCAATTTCATTTACAGTTGGCGTTGGTATTGCTGGTGGAACAACAAATGCACTAACAATCAACAGTGTTGATGGAACTACTACACTATTTGGTGGAATTGCAGCTTCAATTCGTATTGTTGAATATGTCTGATTTTAAGCAAACATCATTTTCAGGTGGTCTTAATTTACTACTTGATGATACTAGATTGCCAGTTTCCTTCAAGTATAAAGAAGGAGATACTCCTTATGATATTAGTTATAATCAATATCGTATTGGGCTTAACATGCGCAGTAGGTTTGATGTTTGCACTCCTGTTCAATCTTCTATTGCTGACTTAAATGCTCCTGCTGGTGTTAAGCAAGCAATAGTTACGTTTGGCAATTACATTATAGTATTTATTGCTGGTTCTGCTTATTACAGATTAAATACACAATCAGGCTGGAACTTGATTCCAAACTTTTCAATGTCTAAAACAGCAGTAAGATACTGGACTGTTGCTATACCTTTGTCAGTTACTAATTATGGAAGAGTAGCAACAGCACCTACAGGTAGCACAGTTGGTGCAAATGCTAATCTTCCAATACTACAAGTTAATCAATTAAACTTGATTGCTGGCGAATTTGCAAATGTTCCCGGCCTTTTGGTGCAAGATGGTATTAATCAGCCATGTTTTCTATACATTGACCAAAATGGAGTTGTAACATCACGCACTACTCAAACATATGCACAATGGTCATTTCCTCTTGACCATACTACACTTCAACTGACAGGGCCAGATAATAGAGAATATGTCCCTATTGGGACTTATATGGAGTGGTTTAATGGTATACTCTTTATAGTGGATGCTAACTATAATTACATTTATCGCTCAGTGAGCGGCAGACCTTTAGATTTTGTAGTTAATGTTGACCAATTTGGTAACAAAGGTGGTGATGCAACTACTACTTCATACTCAGTTGGTGTTTCTGGGATAACTGCAATGAGATTAATGTCTGCTAATTCACTATTTATTGCTGCTGGTGGGAGTGCTTGTTTTCTTATTACACTCAATCAAACACCAAATGCTCCTACTATTTTTGGAGAATATACATTCAATAGAACATTAATCTTTAATGCAAGTTGTGTTACAGAACGAGGGATAATTGATATTCTTGGTGATACTGTTTTTATTGATACTAATGGTCTTAGGTCATTTAATGCTGTAGAACAACAGCAAAATGAAGGACGTAACAGTATTTTTTCATCAACTATTCAATCATTGTTTACTAATGTTCAGCAACAAGCTAATTTATGTGCTGCTATTAATTTTGATAATTATGCTATCTTTAGTGTCAACACAACACTTGGATATGTATTAGTAGTTTATGATACTATTAATAATTGCTATTCGAGTTTAGATACTACTCAAATTGGCAATCATGCAGTTAAGCAATTTGCTACTATAACTATAAGTTATTTGCAACTATACTGCATTACAGATGATGATAGAGTGGTTCAACTGTATGGTTCATCAACAGCAACCGATTCTCCAACTATTAGATTAGGAGCAATAAGCACACAAGAACCTAAGAAAGAAATTCAGATTGTCAATGTTCGTGCAATAATGACCAACATTACACAAAACCTAACTGTAACTTGTTCATTGTTTGTTAATAATAGATATGATTCAGCCTACACTACAAAGATAAATTATAAAGCCGCTATACCTGCTTATTCAGGAACATCTGTTGGAACTGATGTTGGCACACAAACTAATAATATCCTATTCTCATTCCCTAATGCTGGCCAAGGATGGAAAGCATTTATAGTGTTATCATGGACTGGTGGTGCATCACTAGCTTCTGTTGGTATAATGACAACTGATGTAACACCAATGCAACCTCTGTTGACACAAGCAGTTATTAATAATACATAATTATATGGCACTACAATATATTTTACAACAAATGGGCAACAAGACAGGACTCAATCCTGCTGATAGTGACCAACGTGCTGTTCTTCTCAGGTTTGTTAATGAAGCTGCTATTGAGCTTTATCAAACTTCAGATATGGCTGGCTGTCTTGAAGAACAATACTTCAAAGTTAATAGCAATCAAACAATTTCACTTCCTGATTATGTTGGACAAATTAGAGCAATGCGTGAAGCTGAAACTCATATTGCAATAAAGTTATCACAAATGCGCCCAAGGTTCAATCAATATTCATGGGCAGATGAATGGAGAGATTGGAGAATACTTGGATTACAAACTCTTCAAACATCACTAAAGAACCAATCTATTCTTAATCTTACTATTGCTGCTGTTGAATCTACTCCTGTTGTGGTTAATATAACTGGCTCTTCTGATAATTCTAGTTTAGTTACTGAAACAGTAGTTATGAATGAATTGAGTGTTAATACAGTCAATACTTACAATGATGTTTCTGCTTTAACCAAAACTACAGTCAATCAGTATAATGTAATTCTTAATGATATAGATGGAAATCAATTATCCTATATTCCTAACAATAAACTGAAAGCACAATTTCAAATTGTTGACATTAGCACCGCTCCTTGGTATCCACCTATTGTTAGTCCCTTATTGGGATGGGTTGAAGTTCTCTATAAGAAAGCACTTCCTTGGTTCTCTAATGACAATGATGAATTTCCGGCTATTGGTTATGATAATGTCATTGTTAATAAGTGTTTGCAACTCTGGTATGAAGAACAGAACAATATTCAATCAGCAATGGCTTATATGCAAAAAGCTAATCAATCACTTGCTCAAATACATGAAGATGCAAATAGAGGAACAGATGATGTAGTTTCTATGGTGGATAATCCACACGACCTTCTTATGCCTAGAGTTGGCTTTGGTAGAGATTGGAGATATGCTTATAGAATACAAGGTCGCTAAGTTATGAACACACCAACTTTCAAAGAACTTTATGAGTTTGTTCTCAGTAATAAGAAAGACAAAGTCTTTACTGAATGTTCTAATGAACAGATTCAAAATGAGTTAATAAGTGGCATTAAGAATAATACTTTAGCTTATGCCATTAATGAAGAGAACAAAATTGTTGGTATGATTCTTGCTGAAAAGAGAGAAGAAAGTAAAATACTATTTGTAACTCGTAATTTAGCTATGTCACTCAGTATACTTAAACGATTTGCTAAGATGGCTAAAGACCGATTTCCTGATTATAAGTTAGAGTGGCTTAAACACAACATTCATAAAACCCACAATACAGATAAAATTTACACTAAATTAGGTGCAATATGATTTTTAATTACAAATTTGAAACTAAATTTGGATTGCGTTATTATCAAGGTGGTGCTTCTGGGAGTAGTAATGAATCTAATCCACAAACAACACCACAGCAATTAGTTAATCTTTACAATCAAAATTTACCACAATCCTTAGCAACTACAGTTAATCAAGCAACTCCAACTGCAACAACACTAGCTAGTGCTGCATCTGCTGCAAATCCAATTTATACACAATCAGGACTTAATCAACTTAACACACTAGCACCCGGTTATCAACAGGCAGGGGCAAACTTAGCCACACAGCAAGCTAACACAACTACTGGATTGCTCAATGGTGCAGGTGGTCAGGCTGCTCAAGCTGCTAACGCTCTATCTAATTCACTTAATCCAGCACAACAAGCTAGTAATCAACAAGCCACAAATTTAGTTAACTCTATCAATCTTAATGGCTTGAGTGGTGGAGAACAAGCTGCTGTAGAGCGTTCTCTTAATCAATCTAATTATGCTACTGGCAACCTAGGATTAGATAATGCTACTAATGCTGTCAGTAATGCAATGAATTTTGGTAATGCACTTCAAGCTAAAAGACAAGAACTTGGTTCAGCACTTGGAGCAGCACAAGGAGTAGCAGCAAATCAAAACTCATTTGTTAATCCAGTTGGGACTGCTCTTAATGCTGGTAATACTTCTACCAATTTTGGTCTTGGAACATTTGCTCCAAATCAAGCTAATAATACAATTACAGCACCACTTACATTTGGTTCTTCTATCTTTTCAGGAATTGGACAAAATGCTTCGTCTCAAAAATCATCAGGAAGCAGTGGTTCTGCAAATGGTGGTATTTGTTTTATTACTACTGTTTGTTGTGAATATATGGGTCGTAAAGATGATTGTGAAGAACTAACAATTCTTCGTAAGTTTAGAGATACCTTTGTTCCCCACTTTTTGGTTGAGGAGTATTATGCTCTACAATCTACTATTGAACCTAAGCTAAGAAAACGTAGAGATGTTATGGCAAGAAGTTGGTATGAAATACTTAAGTGTATTGATGAGATTGAGGCAGGTAAGTATGAACATGCTCTTAATCGTTATACAAATCTAGTTGAAGAATTGAAGGAGATACTATGCCACTAGACCCATCTATTATTAGTGAAATATCAAACAATGGTTTGTGGAAAGGATTGACTGACTATGTTGGTAACTCAACTAATGTTGGTCAAGCAATTAATGATGTTGGTAATGTTTGGCAACACATTAACAAACAACCACAATCACAATTAATTGGAACACCACAGCAACCAATTCCTGCTCCACAACATGATGATACTCATTTTGGAGAACCTGATTCTAATGGTATAAGGTGGATGAATGATGCTGGAAAGCAAGCATCAGACAACCATGCACAACAATTTACCATCCCACAACCAACTCAACTGCCAGCAACGCAATCAAATAATACTCAAACATCATCTGATGGTTCTACTCAGCCACAAGGCGGGGGAGGAATGAAACTACTTCAAGGTCTCAATGACGCTGGTATTATTGGTAAAGCAGGACAAGCTGGTGGAGGACTTAAAGCATTACTAAGTTTATTTTAACTATCATACTATTATGGGTAATCCACTTCCAGTTCTTTCAGCAATCTTACAAGCTAACTATACACCTAAGCGTCTTGCTCAAGGTATTGATGCTCAAGGCAATTATGTTGATGCTAATGGCAAACCAACATCTTATTATGAACAACCTGGATGGTGGCAACGTGCATTAAATCCAGTTGCACAACAAAATGTTGCTTACAATACAGAAGTTGCTGGACAGCCTTTACAGATGCAAAGAGCTAGAGCATTACAACGTCAAATGTCAGGGTTGGATTATAATACTCTAACTCCTGAACAACAAGCTCTTTTTCCTAATGAACAAAATGCCATCACGACAACTGGTGGTGATTTTAGAGGTAATAGTCTATTAGGACAAGGAACTGATTTAGCTAGAATTAATAATGGATTGCCACAAGCAACAGCTAGTGCTGATTACAATACTGAGTTGGCCCGACAGCTACAAGGTTCAAATGCAGCAAAACAAGCTGCAATGTCTGGACTACTTGGAAATCCAACTCTTTCAGCAGGAGTAGAAAATCAGGGACTTAATTATCAATCTGGTGAATATGCTGGTAATACTGCACTTCAACCACAGAAATTCTATAATCAAGGAATGGGACTGGGAAATGAACAAATGCAACTAGAAGGACAAAGAGCTGCACTTCCTAATGAAAATCAACAGCTTTATAATCAATCTTTAATTGGTTCTACTACCTCTGGACAAGGTGTTACTGACCTTCCTTATACCACTAGACAGATGCAAAATGAAGCAGTTAGTGGTTTAGTTGGTTCTAAATATACACCACTTGGCCCTATTGTTGGTAATCGTATTAATCCAGATGGAACAATAACTCCCCATGCTATTAATCCTCTTGGCGGTAATGCTCAATTACTTGGTATGCAACACATGACTGATGGTATGCAGTCTCAACAACCAGTTGTTACACAATCAGGAAATGCTTATCTTAGACCAGTTAGTAATATCAATCCACTTAATGATTATAGCACAGACAACAAAGGAACTCTTTATAGAGGCGGTGTTCCAGTTGATGATAATGATAAAGATACTCACAATTTTACACCTGAGAATAATGCCCATAAACCATTAACAACTGGTCAAAGATTGCTGCAAGGTATTTATCCAACAATAGCTAGTGGTGGAGTTAATCCTAATAGTCGTTCAGCAATGCTCAATGCCCACAATGCTATTAATCAAAGAGCAGGTGAACAACAAAGAATACAACAACTTACTTCTATTCTTACTAATCCACCAAAACAAAATGCTGGAAAAGCTGGAATAGTTTCTGTTTATACACATGACCAACTTCAAAACATGGCTGATGAACTTGATAAACTCTTAGGAGAATAACTTATGCCAATTTCACCACAAGATGCTGCTGACTTAAAAGCACAAGGTTGGAGTGATGAAGAGATAGCCAATGCTATTCCTGCTGGACAAGTTCAACCACAAGGTCACAACTCAACTCTTGGAACTATTGGTAAAACTGCCGCTGCACATTTAGGTGGTTATGCTGGTGGTGGAGCTGGTATGCTTGGAGCATTAGCTCTTGCTGCTCCTTGGTTAGCTGGTCCTGAAGCTGGTATTCCTGCTGATATTGCTCTTGGTGCTGCTGGTGTTGGTGGTGGATTACTAGGTGGTGCTGCTGGTCAAAAGATTCAAGATACCCTTACTCCCGGCCTTGAACAACAAGCACAACAAGCAGCCCAAGAGAATCCCAAAACAGCACTCTTAACAGATATAATTGGCAGTGCAGTAGGTGGAGGCGGTAAGCCATCACTAGATGCACTTAGGGGATTAAGAGGTTTAATTGGCAAATCGGGGAGTGTTGAGCAAGCTCTTGCAGATAGTCAGGCACTTAAATCATCTGCTCTCAATGCTGCACTTAATCCTGCTATTAATACTGGTATCTCTCTTGCCAGTGGACAAGGAGTTCCAAGTGGCACAGACCTTTTAGCACAAGCAGGTGGTGGTGCTTTGTTTGGTAGACAGGCTGATTGGGCTTCTAATTTGATTGGAGCTAAAGGTGCTTCTTCTGATGAGCCT